GACGATTATGAAATTACAAGAGACGGACAGGTTATAAATAAGCATACTGGTCATATTCTTGCTGGATAGCCAAATGGTAAAGGATATTTACGTGTTTCTATTGGAAAAAAATTAATGTTTATTCATAGATTAGTAGCAGAAAAATATGTTCCAAATCCAGACCATAAATCATAGGTAAATCATATAGATGGTAATAAATTAAATAATTCTGCTGATAATCTAGAATGGGTATCTAATTAGGAAAATAGAAATCATGCTGTAGAACATAACTTACAGTTAACTGGAGAACAATGTTCATGGAGTAAATTAACAGAAGAAAATGTAAAATTTATACGTTCACATCCAGAAATGTCTACTACTGAATTGGCTAACTTATTTAATGTTTCTCGCTCTTGCATTTGCGATGTAAAAGCTTATCGCACTTGGAAAAAAATTAGTTGAAAAGATATGCTGAACTTGTGTGAATAACAAATACAAGAATTATAAGATAAAAAGCTTATAAGATAACACTTTGGGATTATTCTTCTCTTCTTGTTCGCTTTCGGCGGATGGGGAAATGGTTGGGGCAACAATGGCTCTAATGGTGGAGCTATTACTGCCGATATTGGTTATAACTTTGATATGCATGATGTATCTTCTGGTGTACGTGATTTGATGGCGAATACTTCCAATGGTTTTTATAATTTAAATACAAGTTTATTAAATGGTTTTGCTGGAACTCAGTCTCAGATTTGCAATACTGGTTTTGATACTATTCAAGCTATCAATGCTCAAACCGTTAGTGGCCTACAGAATACAAATGCGCTTCAGGCTCAACTAGCGGCTCATAGTGCTGATGAACAGCTCTGCTGCTGCTAGACCCAAAATCGCATCGACTCGAACTTCGCCACTCTTAACTACAACCTTGCGACCGAAGCTTGCGCTGATCGTGCGGCTGTTACCACTGGCGTTCGCGATATTATTGACAATGCAAACACAAATACTCGTCAGATTCTTGACTTCTTGGTACAAGACCGTATCACAGCTCTTCAGAATGAAAATAATGCTCTTAAAGGTCAAATTTCTCAGAGTGAGCAGAATGCTTACCTCATTAATGCTTTACGTCCGGCTGCTGAGCCAGCTTATCTTGTAGCCAATCCTTATACTGGAGCATATGGTACTTATGGTTATAACGCCATGTTCGGTGGTCCAGTATGCAATGGTTTCATGGGCTAATTAAGGAGGTTAAGCAATGATGGAAATAACCGCTAATGCTATTCAAACAGTGGCTCCTAATTAGGCTGTTCTGTTTACAGAAACCGCTGTCCCTGGGAATATGTCTATGATTCACAGGGAAGGTAGTGGATTGGTTGGCTTGCGTGGTTTAACGAACGGACAGTGTCGCGCAAGATTCCTAGGAGAGTTTAGTGCTAACATTGCTGTGCCTACTGGAGAGACTGTTGGACCAATCTCTTTAGCTATTGCAATCAATGGTGAACCAGTATTAACCTCTCAGATGATTTCAACTCCAGCCGCAGTAGATGAATATAACAACGTAAGTTCTAGTATTTATATCAATGTACCTATTGGATGTTGCAGTCAAATAAGCATTGAAAATACTAGTACCATTCCTGTTAACGTTCAGAACGCTAACTTAATTATAGAGAGGGTGGCGTAATGGAACAATTAAAAGCAATGAAAGAACAGCTAATGTCTGTTGTTCAAACTCAAATGGGATAGTTAGATAAGGTAAATACAAAAGAATTAGGCGAAGCAATTGATATGATAAAGGATCTCGCAATGACAATGTATTATTGCTCTGTGGCTGAAGCTATGGAGGAGAACAAAGGAAAGGAAAATATGCAAACTAATTCTTATTATTATACTGAAAAATATTTACCTTATATGGAAGATTCTAGAATGTATGAATATTATTATCCTAAGTAGATGTATTATTCTGATTCATCTTCTTCTGGCTAGACAAATGGATCGCAAGGACAAATGAGAGATTATAGAGAAGGTCGTAGTGGTTAGTATAGAAAGATGTATATGGAGTCTAAGCATATGAATCAAGATTCAACAAAGAAAATTCAAGAATTAGAAAATTATATGAAAGAATTAACCACTGATATTACTGAAATGATTCAAGACGCTTCTCCAGAAGAAAAAGCTGTTCTTTAGAAGAAAGTAAATACTCTCGCTAATAAGCTTCAAAATGTTTAATATAAACGGAATAGATTGGCAGGTACTTTGGGTGCCTGCCAATCATCCTAAATTAAAGCGTGATAATAAATTTGCGCTCGGCTCATGTGATAATAATACTCATACTATTTATTTAAGTTATAAAACTCCCAGATATAAAATAAAGAAAGTATTATGTCATGAGATTACTCACGCTGCAATGTTTAGCTATAATGTTTATATGACAATAGATTAGGAAGAACTTATTGCGGATTTGCTTTCTACTTATGGAGAGGAAATTATATTTATTACTAATAAAATATTCAAAAAAATTAGGGGAAGTAGATAATTCTACTTCCCCATTTTTTTATTCCCAATTATATACAGATTGTCTTGAAGTTAGTATGTGCGCTCCGATGCAGATCGCATCACAAGCATCCTAGGTCGGCCGCACGCCATAATGTTGTTCTACCCATTGTTGAGCGTTACGTTTCTATTCGGCACGAGTTCTACCTTTGATTTCTAAAGTAGATTTCCAAGTTCCAGCTAATACAGCTGTATTTTTTATCTCTAAGTCAGTAAATAATTCATAACAAACTCCAAATACTTCAGCTAGTATTTTAAATGTTGCTACATTATTTATTTTCTGGCCATCCATATAAATATCTTCAAAAGCTACTTCATTTATATCATAATCTGCAATTAACTAAGAAATTTTATCTCTAAGAGTATTTAAACGTATTCCAATATCATCATCTTTTAAATCAATTATTCCATAAGTTTCTAATTTACTATCTATAAAAACTGCGTATCCTGTGATTCTACTGCTTTGATCTAAAGCTAATAGTCTCATTGCGTTGACCCAAAGCCACCAATGCGTTCACCGCTAGCTTTATCATCTTCAGTGATTAAGAACGGAAGAATAATCCCCTGACCGATACGATCGCCCTTCTTTAGCTGTATATCGAAAGGTGACAAGTTGATAATCTGGAAGAATATATGGCCGTCATTAGCCTTGTTCCCATAGTAGTCACTATCAATGATACCAACCCCGTTTGCTAAGATCAACCAGTTTTTGAGTGGACATGAAGATCTTACGCTTAATTGCAAAAAAGTTCCAGTAGGTAGTTTAATTTTAACTCCAGTGGGAACAAGTGTGGGTTTAGCTTTTGCGGTTTTAGTAAGATTGGCCATAGTCTCCAAATCTACTACAATATTATTTCCGTTTAAATAATTTTGATAACCAATAGGAGCATAAGCAGTAAATAAAGCATCACAGTGTTTATTATAGCTAGGAATAATTATATCTTCAGCCACAAAGAAATCATAACCAGCACTTGCGGCTGTCGAACGAACGGGAAGCAGCTCAGGGCAATCCGCATATTCTTTGATTAATTCAAATTTTGCCATCAGAAATTCGCCTCAAATTCTTTAACCGTATAGTTTATATCGACTTGTTCTCCAGGTTCCTTTTCATCAGTAAAGAGCTTTTTAGCGGTAACAAGCTGGTATTCTTCAAGTATTTCGCCTTTTGCCTTGATATATTTGGTTTTATAGCTAAAGGATGCAAGAGTAAAACTAGGGTCATCTTTTAAATCTTCGTGTAATTGTTCAACTTCAGCCACAGTTCCAACTCTATAAACAGTAGTATCACTAATCATAAATTTACTCATATTAATTTACCTCAATAATTATATTATCTTCACCATATTCTGTAATTGCAGATTGGTGTATATCATTTATTATTTTTATTAAATGTTGCGCATTACCATATAAATGAACATTATAACAATTCTAAGTCTAACATAATGTAGATATAACACTTCCAAGAGTATCTACAACAGCTAGTCCCATAATTTTTCCTTGCGGATGTTCGTCATCAATTATTTGAACTTTTTGGTTAATATCAAAGGGGTTAAATGCGCAAATAATAGTTTTATCATTCAAAATCAATTACTCCTTGATCATACTCGAACAGTAAGAAATCAAAAACTTCATCATCAATCAAAATCCAAATTTCCAATCTATCATCGTAAGTTTCAATAGTTTTTATTTCACCTAATGAACGTGCGCAATCCAATACTTCTATTGCTAATGAACGAACTGCTGCCGCATTTCTAGCAAACAAAGTAAAATATCTCTTTTCATGATTAAGCATCATAAAATAATTATTTGCGTAGTGCTTTCCAGAATATTCTTGCAGAATCTTCTCTGCGTCTTGCTCCTGGATCGAAGGGGATTGCGCAATTATTTGCTTATTCATATCATATAAGGAAACGTTTAAATTAGTATCTACATCTGGATCAACCTTTTCAAACATTCCATTTTTATATCTATAAGCGGCTTGTTCATCTTCAATAACAACTAAATCATCTTCTGATAACGAATCTCTTAAAAGTTTTGACTTCTTTAAATCTTTATAGGTACTAACATATTGAATTTTACTCATGTTCAATTTCTCCGGTTTTTAAATTAATAATTCTTTGATTGCGGCTACCGCGTTTTGCGAGTGTAATGTCACGTTCTGCATAGATAAATGGGCCATCAATTAAATAATCTGCTAAATCAAGAATCTCTTTAATGCGATCATTTGAATTCATACGAATTTTTAATTCTTCATAAGTATATCCTGACCATATATATATTCTTGCTTCTGGACATTTTTCTTTTACCTATGAAATAATCAACTATGATAAAAATAAATTTTCATCACAAAGAGGTTCCCCACCCATTAGGCTAAAATTTCTTTTTATCCCATTAGCCTTTAAAGCTGTTATTATTTCATTTAAGGTATCAATAGTAAATTCTTTACCACCATTAAAATCCCATGTTTGTGGATTGTGACAATTGGGACAGTGAATTGGACAGCCTTGCACGAAGAAGGAGACATTAACTCCTTCTCCGGCCGCTATATCATTTTTTATAATTCCAGCGTAACGCATTACTCCATCACTCCTACATGTTTTGCGCGATGGTGTACTTCGTCTTGCTTTCCGAGATTAAAGGCTGTGCGGTAATTACCAGTTAGGTAGCCGGTTACTCGACGTAACTATTGTATGTTGTTGCTCCCGCAAATAGGACACTTATCATTAATTTCACCTTGGAATCCACAATCAAGACAGGTATCACTAGGTACATTAATAGCAAAATATGGAATATCATGATCCATAGCATAATTTACAATTTGTTCAAGGGCTTTTGTGTTATGTACCGCAGAAGCATCAAGTTCTACATAAGTAATACAACCAGCATTACTATACCCAGTTAATTGAGATTCAATATCAATTTTTTCAAAAGGAGATATTTTATACCACACTGGCACGTGTATGCTATTAGTAAAAAAGTCTTTATCACTTACATTAGGAATTACGCCCCATTTTGCACGGAATTTCTTCAAGGCTGTATGACATAAATTTTCAGCAGGGGTGTAATAAACGCCAAAGTTTAAATGCAACTCTTGCTTAAACTGAGAACAACGATCTTTAAATAATTGTTCAATTTGTTTAGCTATTTTCATTCCGGGCTCTGTTGTATGATCGCAACCAATAAGAATTTGGAGGCATTCCGCAAGACCTAATTGTCCTATAACGAGTGTGCCATGACGTAATGCGCTCTCGATACCCTCTTCGGGATGATAACCCAACATTGTACCATTTTCATACATAAATTTTGCAGAAGCTGGACTTTGTGAACAAATCCATTTATATCTTTCAAGAAGCATATCTTTTGCTTCATGAATTTTTTGGTCAAGAAGTTTCATAAATACTTCAATAATATTATCATCATATTCGTTGATAAACATTTGTTTAGCTTGCATAGCTAATTCTGGAAGAATAATAGTTACCGGGCAGATATTACCTCTGCCATCCTTCGTCTAGGGATTAGTCCCCTCTTCAGCATTAATGTCTGCTCCATTCACGGTTCTACAGCCCATTGTGCTGAAGAATGTCTTGGGATCTTCAGGGTCATATCCAGCATTTCCGGTCCAATCGACATTCGCATAATTTGGATATAAACGTTTAGCAGTAGATTTTAAAGCTAATTGATAAAGATCATAATTAGGATCTCCCGGTTCTCTATTTACGCCTTTCATCATCTAAAAAATACCACAGGGGAAGATAGAAGTTTTATGAATTTTGCCAAGCCCTTCTATAGATACTTCAAGAAGCGCTTTAGTTACCATTCGGCCTTCTTCTAGGCTGCAAGTACCGTAGTTGATAGAGGTGAAGGGTAGTTGCAAAAGTTATTATCTATAGGCTTTTTATCCTATACTCTGGAAATTTCTTTCATTTTCATCGAATGGTTATTTCCATTCCAGTTTAGCATATATCTTCTCCCACAGCATTATCTGTTTGGGAGTGGACACTCTTGAAGGGATTATATTTATTCACCCTCTATGCGTTACAGTGCTAGCTAACCTTTCGTAATTTAGCTAGTTACCTCGGTGTTGCCTTGTTTTTAAAAATTATAATGAAGTTTAAATGCTTCGTATATCTCTTTCTTACGAGTTAAAAAAATAGTAGCATCTTTATACATCCATTCTCCAAAAATATACATATCATCTTTTGCTTGAATTTTTATATCACTTAAATTTTTATCCGCATAATCATATATTTTTGGTATTGTCTGTAAAGGTAATTTTTTACATTCCTAAACTATATCTTCCATTAGTTGATGTGTACCACAAAAATCAATATAATGAGCGTATCTATTTTGAATATCTGTTTGAGCAGCTCGAATACTTCCATCTCCATCAAAAATTCCACGAATTAAATGCGATTTAAATTTATCATTTATTTGCGGTAAGAAGGTTTTAAGAGTTTTTCGAGGAACTATTCCATATTGTTCTAATTCAGAAGCCATAATATTGCTTCTAACTGCAATCTATCCACATCCTCGTCCATCATGACTAATATGAGTATTACTATTTACACATTCTTTGAATTTTTCTAACATATACTCATCTTTTAAGTCCAGTGTAATAGAGATAGATGCTTGTCGACCAGTATCATCTTTAAAAACATTCCCATCAGAAATTAACAATCCTAAAAAATATGCCTTTTCTTCAGAATTTATTTCTTGAAAAAAATGTTCATTTAATTCCGGGTTATTTATTTTTGCTCTTGCATATTTTGGTACATCTTTTAAAATTTTACCAATAGTAGGTAAACTTAAATTAAATTTTTCTTTCACCTATTTTTGAGTCATTGGTTGTGAAAGATAATAGTTTATAATTTCTTGTTTTAACTCTTCAGTTATAATTTTACTGGGCATATATTTTTTCCTCCTTTTACTTATCTATATATTATTGATTTTTGTAAAAGGAAATTTAATTCTCTTTGACCAGTATTAATAAAAATTTAGGGTTCACCGATTTTGCCCATTTTTTTACTAGAACTTTCATTCTAGGGGAACCAACTTTTAATTCCCCGATCTGCTTTGCAATGTATTTAAATTATGATAAAGTCCTTCTACCGCCTAATAAACCTCACGTTCTGTCATGCTTAAAGCATAATTCCAATTTTTTATTGATTTACAATACATAGGATCAACGATACTAACATCTTCTGCTTTAGTATTTTGAAAGAAATCATCATATTCTTTATCATGATCTAAATAATATTGTCCATCTACCCAAGCCATGGCATCATCAAAATGCTTTCTAAAACTTTTTCTTACGTATGGCACCATTGTCCAATCAAGATGTGTAGCTGATACTCCGCCAAACTACTAAAGACTTTGAAGCTAAAAGATAACAGCTACTAGTTGCATTGCTGTGTTAACCGAATTAGCTGGCCGCACATCAGTTTGACGAGTATTGAAGCCCTCAGCTAGAAGCTTATCGAATGGTATACTAAGACAATTATGGTCGCCAATAGCATAGTGATCCAAATCGTGAATATAGACCATGTTCCCCTCATGATTAGCACGTGCCATTGGAGATACAAGATTATCTAATGCATATTCTTTTGTCATAAGACTTGCGGCTTCACCTATACGACCGCCAAAGGAATATTCATCAATATTCGCGTTTTGATTCTAAACGTTACGAGCCTCAAGTTTTTCGCCTATAGCATCGAAAAAATCGGCTTTTATTTGTCTTGCTACTTCTTTCTTATATCTATAGCGAATATATGCTTTTGCAACATCTAATCGTTCAGATTGCATTAAAAATTCTTCTACTAAATCTTGAATGGTTTCAACAGGAAGAGTTTCTTTATCCATTTGTGCAATTTCATTAGCTATGCTTTCCGAAGTATCAGTTTCATAAAGTTTACCATCAACTTCAATCATAGCTTTATTGATAGCATCTATAATTTTTTGTTTATTAAAATCAACATAAGTCCCATTTCTTTTTTGAACTTTCATTGAAATCCTCCTTCTATATATAATTATACGAAAATAATACGTACACTATATATAGTGTTTTATTTACAAATAATTTATTTCTTTTGTCCTAATTCTTGCTTTAATCTATTAATATACCAAATAGCTTTATCAAGATCTTGTTCTCCATTTTTATATTTCCAACGCCATAGATACTTTATGGCGTTGGCTGTACATACTGCTTCAATCCCTACTAATCCGGTCGTTGCAGCAGCGAGCGCATCTATACACTCAATATTGCCAGTTGTGTAGTGACTAGGGTGATTCACCATATCATTCATCTTCAAAGTCTCCTTTATATCTCACAGTAGTTAAAGTTAAATCATTATCTTTATCAATATCAAGTATTTTATATAGCTAGTGTCCAGAAGAAGCATATTTTTTAGAAATAAAATCGTCTCCAGAACGAATACCTTGTACAATAATCATATTTCCTCTATTAAACCAAGATTTTTCAACAATTTTCTTTGTTCCATCTTCTTGACGTTCAGAAATCTGTTTGTCAAATAAAGCAAAATGCTCTTTGCGTAGCTTCACATTAACTACTCCTTCTGGAGTCAATAAAGTTACTGTACTTTTTGCTTTATTTTTGGTAATACAAGTTCCGCAAATTTTAAACAATCTAAAGATATTTATTTCTTTATCGCCTTTTTTAAATGTTCTATCTACTATTGGTTCTGAAGGTAATTTAAAGAAATTGGTCAATCCATATTTAGGATAACTAACATGCGCTAACTCATGTTCATGATAATAAAAACACATGGTTTCCATTTCCCAAGAAGAATAATTGCCTTGTGCATATTTATCCCATTCTTGTTTAAATATTAAACCATTTAAATTATTTAAAATTTCTTCTTTATCATCATTAATCCAAACTCTAAAAACATCCATCCATGATTGATAAACTTTATCCCAAGCTTTTATATTTATAAAATCTTGAGTTTCATTAGTTTCTATAAGATTATCGTAACCAAGTTCTAAAATAAAATTCAAAGCTCTTTCATCTAATATGTAAACACCCAATGCTTTATTTAAACACACAGATTTTAAATATCTGTTAAATTCATAGATTCTACGAGCCATTATCCTATCTTCTGTATCTTCTGGAAGTAAATTAAATTTTATTAGACTAGGCATATTCTACAATGTTAATCTAGATTTCTTATCACAAGTTTCCCATAAAAACCAAGCCATACACAATTTACGCTCAATCATATTATCAAAAGCGCCACTTTTAATAAGAGAAATCATAGATTGCTTTTTTGGTTTAACCTTGTAATAAAAATCCTTTGGAGATATATATGGTCTATTAGCTATAATAGTATTTACTAAATCATCATTAACATTTAATAAAGCTTTCATACCAAAAAGAATTTGATTATTTTCTACGTCAGGTTTAAATCCAAAATCTGATTTATTAATATCAACAAGACTTATTTTAATACCAGCACTAATTGTATCACCTAAAGCTTTAGCAATTTTCTTATAATCAGTACTAATACTTTCATCTTCTTCATCAATATTTGATATGTCAATAGACCCACTATTAACTAATAAGCAAGCACAATTCCAATAAATGATTGGATATTTAAATGCGAGATTCATTTCCTATAAAGCTACTAATGAGTATGCAAGCGTGTGACTTAAATTCTTTACTACACTTAGTTTCCTAAGCTAGATTAATTATCTATTGTAGTCTGGACTATCCCATTCTCTTCTTCATTATAAAGTAAGAGATCATTATTATAGTCTCTGAACATCTTTCGGATTTTTTGATATTTTCTAGACATTCCAAAGGGTTGATTATAAACTAAAGCTATTAATTTTAGAATATTCATTGAATTAGCTGTTTCTATACGATATAAATTATCAGAGGTCATTGTTTTTCTAATATCTTGCATATATAATTTATTAGTTAAAATATCTATAAGCCAATTCGCAAAATCTTCTGATTTTGTTACAATATAAAAAGCAGGTGCACCATAAGAGGTAGCAAAGATACATCCATCTCCATCAATTATTCCTCTGATAATATATGGAATAAAATGTTCTTCTTGTGGTAATAATTGTGGTGGCTGTAAAGTATATGTTTTGTTTGGAACTATACCAAATCTTTGTAAATCATATACCAAAGCTCGATCACTTATTATAATTCTATATTTTGGTTTTGTACTTTTTATAATATTATTTTCTTCTGGTAAATATCTTTTATATTCTTTACCAACAGTTTGAGAAATAAAAGCAATACAATCTTCGTCAATTAAATCTATTCCAACTTCTCTTTCTCTAGCGATATATCCATCCGTTAACATTAATCCAATAAAATAAGCATCAAAATTACTTTTAATTTCTTTTAAAGAATAACTATAAGTCTTTCTGTTATTTTTTGCCTATTCTACAATTTCTTTATAAGTGTCTGGATAATATTTTTTTACTTTATCAGCAATAGATTTCTTTGATGCAAAACCATATTTAGCCATGAGAGACTAAACACTAACTCCATTTTTATATTCTTCAACCAATTGTAATTCTTGTTCTTTGGATAATTTTTTAATACCCATATTATTCACTCCTTATTAAAGTAATATTCTTTTTCTATTATATTTGAATATTCCTTTAATAGGATTAAAAGTTTTTGTCCGAAATTTTGCTGCGGATTGCCCAATTTTTAATAATGTTACCATACCTTGGTTATTAACCTTGCCATTTATATATTACTATATAAACTTGGTTATTAAAACTCTAAGGGGTTTCCCGCAATTTAAATGATTTTTTTCTATATATTTCTATATAGGGATTCAATTTTATTTAAATCCATACCCTCGGCTGGTCGCGACAAGTACGTTCCACACATAATTGCATAAATTCTTACTCAAACCTCGCTCCGAAGTTTTTTCAAAGTATTCTTTCGTTAAGGCGTCATATTCTTTGGGGTTCTTCTTTGCAATTGACTTGCGCAACCGATCGGCCCAGTTAAGATCAAAGCCGCCGCATTCCGGAATCTACACTAACTACATAAAACATTCCTAACTTTCTGCTATACCATAAGACCCTTTAACATATGGCTCAAGGAGTTTCTATTCTTCTGCGGTTAGTCCATAATCCGACATTTCTTTATACCAAAGTTTAATATTTTGTTTAAACCTCGCATATTTACTTAGTGGTTGTTCTGCATTTTTATCTTGCGCCATTAATCGAATAACAGAATTTAAGTGGGCTAAATCTTCAACAGAATGCGGCTTTGTTAAAGCAATACCTTGAATACCACTTTGTTGTTCCATTTGAAACAATGATAAGATTTGATGCTTATGAACCATTTCCCACATTTTAGGATCATCACGTTCAAGATTATATATACCAACTACTTTTTCATAAGTTTCTTTGAGATTGCGGCCTGGGGTTATGACTTTATCCGCAAGGAGTAGATCAATACAGGCGTGAATCTTATCTTCAGCCTCAACGCTTAAGGCGTCGTACTTTATGAGTGACACCGCTTCCGCATCATGAAGGTCAAAAGCTGTTATAATAGTACCATCTGGTGCTCGCATAAGTCCAGTAGAATTCGTAAATGGTTCATCTACAAAAATAACTCCTCCAGCATGAATACCCATTCGACATACCAAACCCTCTATCTTCTATGCCACTTGCCACAATTCTGGATGGTTATCCATTTCTCTAATAAATAATGGTATTGGCGCAAATCCATTATCAGGATCACCATAATAACATTGCTTTAAAGTTCTCAATAAACCACGATCGGCTGGAATAAGAGAAGCCATATATTGTGCATCTTCTACTGGAATATCTAATCCTCTTGCCGCCGTTAATATAGCACTTTTAGATTTTTCAGTTCCAAAAGTAATGACATTGGCAACACGATCTTCTCCATAAACTTCTCTAAACTTAGAAAGTACAGCAGATCGACGTCCGCCTTCTATATCGAAGTCTACATCAAGAACTGATACACGGGCCGGGTTAAGAAAACGCCAAGCATATGTCTGGACGGTTTCCGCCAATGGATTAATTTGAGTAATATCAAGAATATATAATAAAATAAATCCTACACCGCTGCCGCGGCCAGGACCAACTATACTACCAGCATCCCAACAAGTATCTATTATCTTTTGGAGATTTAAATAATAAGCTGACCAATGAGTTTTATTGACATTAGAAGATTTCCAAGTCATATCTAAGCAATTATTAATAGCATCATATACTTTCTTATTATTTAAATCTATTCTCTTGGATAATTTATCTACAATAGCTAAGGCTAGTACTTTATCTCCTTTATAATCAGAAGTATAAAATGTAGATAAATAAGGAATTTGATCTTGATATTTTCTAATTAAATTAATATTATCAGGATAGCTTTTCCAAGGAAGTTCTGGAATCTTTAATGGCTTTAATAAATTATAATTTTCACATTGATTCTTTATATTTAAAATATTTTGATAAGCTGTATTTAACTCTTCTTTTGACAATAGTAAATGATTTTCCAATTCTTCAGTATTCATCATATAGGTTGTAGCATAAAAACTATCAACTTCTCTATCACCATCTTGAGAATTTAAATAAGCTTTATGAATACTTGCATCTTCTTTTTTAAGATAATGACTATCCGTTGTTATTATATATTTTATTCCAGTTTTATTAGAAAGATTTATTAATTCCCTATTGACAAAAGTCTATTCTTCAGAGGCTGAGGGTTGTAATTCAAGATAAAAATCTCCATTAAATAAATTATTCATTGTTTGTAACCAATTAATAATTTGATTATAAAAATTTTCATCTAAATTATCTTTCCATTGAAGTAATTTAGTAGGAATAAAACCACCTAAACAGGCAGTACTTCCAATCACATGATTAGGATTTTTTCCTATTATATCTATTAAATCTTGATAATAAGTTGGAACACGCCGCATACGTTGTGCCATATATGAGCGCATCCAAGCTCTAGTAGATATTTCTCTTATTTGCTAATGACCGATAGCATCTTTAGCTAGTAAGATAAAATGATAATATCTATCTTCTCCTTTAACAAAATTTTCATTTGTTAAACCATCACGAGTAAGATAAATTTCATTGCCTAATATTACTTTAAAATTTGGATTTGTTTCTTTTATTTTATTATAATATTTCTAAACCTTAATAGCATTACTAATGCATTCATGATCAGTTATAGCTATGACTTCATGACCTAATTCAATTGCATAGTCAATAAGTCCGGAAACAGTGTTTATAGCATCTCTCAATCTAAGATTACTATAGTCCGAATGATTATGTAAACTGCCCGGATAATTCATGAACTCATCTCTCTTTACTTTAATATAATTTATTATACCATTTTAAATAACTTTTCACAAGCCTAAAAATTATTTTCTTTATTCATTGTTCTTATAGCTTTTTGTTGCCATATAACTTCAAAATCTTCTGGAGCTGTTTGTTCAGATACAAATACAGAATTATTTTTACTTATCTCTCTTATCCAATTCCAAAAATGTTCATAGTCCATTTTAGAAACATTAGCATAAGTATATGTTTTTGTTCCTGCGTATGGAGGATCGCAATAAATTACAGCTCCAGAAGTAGATGGATCTAATTCCCAATAATTTTGGCATTTGAAGATAATATCTTTTAATAGTGGAGCTTGCTTTTGAAGATTTCGATAAGCTTCATTATAATAATTGCGCGAGGCCGTATTTTTTGCCATTCCCCTTGGAAATCCACCATTACTAAAACTAGCAAAAAACTCTACTGCTCCTACGTCAGCTAACGACATTGTAATTGGCTATTTACCATCTTTTACATAAGCTTTACCTTCATCCCACATGGCGCGATTTACTTCGGTAGGTAATTTTGAAAAATCTGTAGCTGCCTAATTTAAAAGAGCTATTAAAGTATCACTTCTGTCATAACCATAACGCTTTGCACATTTAATTTTATCTATTATATTACATCCGCCGCAAAATGGTTCTATATATGTGTCTGTACCTAATCTATCTATTTCAGCTTGTAAAATAGACACTATAGAATCTGCATATTTAGTTTTTGCTCCCATGTATACCATTATTCTACTACCACCAATCTATCTATTGCACGAGTACATCCAGTATAAAGATAGCGTCTATATAAATCTTTATCTTTCGGCCAACTTTCTGCAATTAGTAAAACTTTATTCCATTGACTACCTTGAGCTTTCCAAACGGTAATACCATATCCATAAGTAAAAGTTAAAGGAATCATACCTTTTCTTTTTGTAACTAAATATTTTTCTTTTCCATTTAATGACTCTTCTTTGCCATTTATATAATTATAATCTATCATTAAATCAGAGAAAATTTCTCCATCTTCATCACCGGTAATATTACACCACATAATTGGGATGCTAAAAGGCCGAGTCTAACCGCGAATCCAACCTGGATATTCTATGTTAGATTTATCAATTGATCCAATAGTTGTTCCAATTATGCCATTAGTAAGAGGATTACCTTTATTGGATAGAGTTTCCCATTCATTATGTCGATTTATTAACTTATCTCCTAATTGCGGATCGCCGTAGAATCCCAACGACTAGCGCATGCGGGTGTTAAGAATGCCGCAAGTTTTATTAGTAGCACATAAACATTGATCAGCCCAAAGCAGTACATCATTAGTCATTTGACTTTTCTTTAAAATCATAACCTCTTTGTTCTAAGCAGCATACAAATGTAAAGGGCGATTCTCTCTTATATGCATAGAAAATCGAATGATTTCACTTTCAGCAGCTTGCCGCATAATTTCATCGAGAAAAACATGTGGATGATCAAGAACATGATTATTCACATCTTCTTTCGGATTATCTGAAACTGGGGGCAACTATTGGGGATCCCCACAGGCTAAAATATAGACGTTGTATTTACAAAGAGCTTCCCACATTTTTTTAGGTAGCATACTAATTTCATCAACAACAATTACTAAAGGTTTATTTTCTAATTCTTTGCGTGGAAAAAATCTATAACGTCCATCAGGAAACAATTTCGCTTCATATAACAACTTATGTGCTGTCGTTGCTCCTGGACAACCTTTGTTTTTTAATACTGTGGCGGCTTTACCCGTATATGCTATGTATTTTACATCTAATTCAGGATCGATGTTTGGTAATGCGGAGATAATGAATTGCACAAGTGTACTCTTACCCGTGCCTGCATACCCGCTAATGCAAGTATATTTTTCGTGGTGTCTATATCGTTCGACCGCAATTTTTAATCCTTCTTGCTATTTTCGGGTGAGTTCCACCAATAATCACTCCTTTTCACAACCCAATCAGTATAAGGTTGCCAATGTATATTATACCTCTATGTAAGATATTTCAATATATCAGGGTAGTCTAAATATTCGAATATATAAATGCTATTTTTTTGTTTGCAATCTTTATCATACTTTTCTTCAATAGCATCTACAATATTATAAAAACTTCGTCCTTCAGATAAAAATGGCTCAAAATCATAATTATCTAAACATTTTAGATTATACTCAAAGTTATCCATTTTTTATCTCCTTATTTCTATTTCTAAATATATTTTACCACTTTTTTTGAAAATTTGCAAGAAAAATTTTGAAAACCGATTTTTGTTTTGAACGACGGGTATTACGCTTGACTCCGGCCGGACCTGTTAAAACAAGAAAAAGGGGAGCCTTAGCTCCCCTCAAAGTAACGATATGCGGTCAAAGCGCAACTTTGTCTAAGATCATATGTACTAGAACCGCATCTCTCATAGCAAACCGCAAATGCCTTAGCTGCTGCTTCAACATTTTGCAAGTTTAAAAATTTATCATAATTGAATCCTTTAGAATAAGCGTATCCAAAAGTATCAAACTCTTCTTTTATAGTTTGCTTTAGAAAATCACATTGAGTAATAAGGTCAGTTCCTCTTACTCCTGGATAAGTCTTTTTACCCCATTGACAAATTCCATAATAATAACTATTTCCATAAGAATAAAGCCAATATTGTAAATCTAAAGTGCTGCCACCAACTTCAACCATCATATTGCCAAGAATACCTGCGGCAACGTATTTATTATAACCGCAAACATCGGTTAAATACAACCAGACATAAGTGGCATATGGATACTCCTAAAATTTTGTATCCCAATTATTTAATTGTACGGCATTATCATTTCTTTGTTTAACAAATGATAATAACTGTTCACGCTCAGATTTTATCACTTCATCGTTATCACTATATCCCAATTCTCTTGCTTTATCAATTAAAGATAATGTATTATCTATTTTTATACTTAATAACATATTTTTATCTTTTAATGTTTCTATACTAGTAAATTGATCTATTGTTAAATCTTCTGTTGGAATATAACTACTAGCAGTAACAAACATTTGCATTATTATACTAGCTAAAACCAAAATCACTAGTATAATTCTAATACTCTTTTTCATTAAAAACTTCCTCCTAATTTTTTGCAATTAGGCCGAAGGTTGTGCCGAATTAGAAGTAATAGGCAGTTTTACTTACAATTTCGTAATCTTCAACAATAATCTAAGGGCTAATAATACCATTCCACACATTTAAATTACAAGTGCCAACGATATTAATAATAACACAACCAGATTCAGAATACAAAGAATCATATTCTTCTTTACTCGACCTGAATTTAATCAAGGTCAAATCACCGGGAAGGGATATTTTTATAGTAGGACTCTTGTCTGGAGACATTAAAGTTAAATTATTTGCTGAAACTTTAATATTTTCAATAGCAATATATGGTTGAGGGATACCTTGTCCCCATATATTATTTAATTCTCCTAATTTTATTATTAAATCCTTTTCTTGTTCAGCATGGTTACTATTCCAAATGAAATCAACATAATAGCATGTTGACATATCATAATCTGATAATTGAGTATAAACTGTTTGCGCGAACTCGTTCATGCGTTCGTTGGGAATAGAAATACCGAACGCGTTAGCATGCCCTTGCGCAAATTCTACTAATCCAGTATTTTGTAAAAATTCGCGCAAATTTCTTAATTTAGAATACTAAGAATTTCTACCACTACCACGCCAAAATACTTTTCCATTATCTATTACTTTGTTAAGTAATAAAACTGGTTTCTAATACTTTCCCATTAATTCATTAGCGATTAATCCAGTTAAATTTTCTTCAACTTTTTTTTCTACTTGAATAATTAAAATTGGATTTTCTAATAAATTATTTCTTTCAATGATTCCCTCGATTATTTCTAGGCTCGTATCTCTTGCTTTGGTTTGTCTATTCTTAATATTTGAGCAATTTCTACAAGCCTGCTCTACTAATGTTTCTTGCTATCCTTTACAGCCTCTTTTAGTTGATGGAATTAACTAATTAGCCTTAAAAGATAACATAGATTCAAATAAGAGCATTTTTTCATCCTATGTGCCCATTCTTATAGTAGCATTAATATATGGAGCGATATAAAATGAAATACCAAAAGGAGTAACTTCTCCTTTTAGGGAATAACTTTGTTTTTCAACAAAAGCTTTAATAAATGGGTCTTGAAGATTATTAGCACCTAAAGTAATAAGCTCTTTAGTTTCATAATCTCTAAGGTCCATAACATCAGCTACCATACCAACCGCAACCAAATCAAGTAAATTATCTGCATAATTTACTCCAAGAATAGAATCAATATATTGGCAGAATTTATATACAATCCCAACTCCTGATAATGATTTTGTCGGATAATCACAAGTTTGATTATTAATTATACAGGCATATTCCGATTTTTCATCAGCTTCATGGTGATCAAGAATAAGTACATCCATACCTTTATCATGAAGAGCTTTATGCTATACTATATCATTGCTTGCGGCATCTGGTACTATTAGTAGCTAAATGTCTTCTGGAATAGTATCTAAAATAATACCATGCTACTTTCCAGTATGAATACGATAAGAAATATTCTACTAAGTCGTTCCAGGGGCTAACTAATATAAATAGTTTAATAATGCAGCACTACTTGTATAGCCATCACAATCTGAATCTACTTGTATAAAGATCTTATGGCCGGCCGCAAAATGTCTAATTAACATTTTTGCGCCAGCATCCATATTATCCAAAAGTAAAGGGTCTAGTATATCATTTCTCGTCGTATTAAGATAGTGATTTATGTCTTGAGGTTTTATACCTCTATTAGCAAACACTCGTTCGATCGACGTTAAATCTTCATATGTCGAGAGTTCCGAGGTCAATAGTTGATATTCCATAGAATATTCAACCTCCTTTCATAAAATCACTACCAATAATATATTTGAAAAAACAGATAAATAAATTAATTAAAATCACCCTTTATAATAAAACTCTTTCTTTAAAAAGTTTTAAAAATTTATCGGCTCCTTCATCAATTGGGGCGGCTTTGTATCCAGTGATTTTATTTTTATCCCAAATAAAACTTAAATTTACATAATTTTTATACTTCTTATTCAACTAAAGTAATTTCTTTTTTAATAACTAAAATTCATTATCTCCGATATTCTAAAACTGTCTATCAAAAGCAATTATAATTTCTTGCGCCCCAGCATCAAGAAGCAATTGCATCTAGTAACTAGAAACGCTGCTGCCGCAGCAAGCCACTGAGATATCATTGTCTATTCCAAAGTGCGTTTGGTATAGCAAACAGCTCTTTTCGCTTTCAAATATAATAGCCTTTTTAAGTTTAGGAATATTCTATCGACTATTATTTAAATTATAAAGATTCATTCCAAGAGGATGATTATATAAAATATTATTTACTTTTATAGGTCTGTATTTGCCATATCGTTCTGCATCTTCAGCAGAAACAGTGCGGCCGCGCAAACCAATAAATCTACCATCCTTATCAAAGTGCGGTATAGTTATCTAATCTCCTCCTGGATAAAAACCAATTTGAGCATAATTGATAGCTTCCTAAGAGATTCCTTCTTCTAACCAAGGAGTTATTTTTATATCATAATTAAATTTATTTAATATTTCAGTATCATATTCTTTTAAAATAATGTTAGGAAGTCTAACCTAAATGTCTTGTACTCTAGTATAATCTGCAAAAATTTTCCAATCTTCAATTTCTTCTTTTGGACTATCTTCTTCTCTTCCAGATAAACCAAATCTCTAAGCAATCCATCTAATTGCATCATTTAAATCAAATTCAAGATTGTGTTGCAACTTCATTACCTTTATTACAAGTTCGAATATATCAAAATATCCACAATTTGTAAAGCATTGAAATAAACTACTATTGCTATAGTAATATAGTTTTCTAGATGCTTCATCTTCTGGTTTATTATGACATATAGTGCGGGAGACGATACCCGTAGATACATACTCGGGTTCGCCTCCCCAGTCTTGTAACAATTCATATATTTGTTCATCTGATAAACAATCTCGAATTTCTTGTTTATCAAAAATTAACATTAACTAATCGTCACCTTTGTACAATTATATAAAAGACCACACTGTTCATTTACATATCTAACCAAATAATCCTGCGGCCGCATGTTTTTATCGGTTCCCTTGCGGTTTTTTAAAAGTTCATCTGCCATAGCCTTTGGCATAATATATTCAACATTACCAGCTTTAGTCATTTTTTAATTTCCTTTCTTAAAAAGCGCTTTCTTCAACAAGTTTAATTTTTATATCATCCATTTGGATTAATTCATAATTCCAGCCAGTAGCAAACATAGGCTAGATGCGGCAGCAGCCAAGATCGGCTTTACACCACAGATAAATACCATTATATTTTCCTCGTCTATTCTTATAAATAGACATTTTTATAGTTGGTTCAGCAAAAGTAGATTTAGATAAGATTGTATCTAATGAATCTAAATCTTGTTTTTTAACTTTTAATAATATAGCTCCCCAATCAATTTCATCAGCTATTGATTTAGCTCCACGTAATAAATTTTGATCTGGAGTTTCACTATCCTAATAACTTCCATTAAGCTAGGTCGCTGTCATAATAAAAATTCCATATTTATTACATAAACTTTTCAATTTATTTGACAACATAAAAAGAATATTATCCTCTCGAAGTTTAACACCACCGCTTCTTCGAGTAATTTCTTCTAAAATTTTTATGCTAGTTTTTATATAATCAAAAAATACATAATGAATATTTTTATCTCTTATACTTTTTTTAATTATATTTTCAATATCTTGTAATGAAAAATCTGAGATTGTATAAATGTATAAAGGACTTTCTTTTATTATTTTCGCAGCTTCTTTTACTCTATCCTCTTCGTCTCCTACATATTGCCATGGGCTAAGAATATGTTCTTCATTCACATTAGAAAGAAAGGCTAACATCATTGTTTGAATCTATTCTCTATCTTGCTCGGTTGCAATAAATAAAGTTGGTTGAGCAGCTCCTGTTTTTATCCAACCTAAAAGATCATCATAAATTTTATTACATCCAATATAACAGGCATCTGCGATCATTGATCTTGTCTTACCAGTTCCGGTAGCCGCGCTCCGCAAATATAGAGTACGTAATCTTGCTCCACGAGTTACAGTATTAATAAATGGCCCATATAAAGGTACTCCTACTTCTGGACGAAATTTAAAACTTTCAATTAAAGAATCTATTTCTTCTCCAGCTTGTTCAGAATTTTCATAACAATCATCAACAAATTGTAATTTAATATTATCTATTTTCTAATCTATTAAATCAGCAATTTGAGCTAATGAAGAATTATCTAAGTTATCTTCTTGCGCTTGACGCTTTTTAGCATCTAAAATATTGTCAGGATCATAAATATCTGTAATATTTAATCCAATATTATCATATGCTCTTAATAAGGAAAATTTCTTTACTCTATCATAATAATAATTAAAAGATTCTGGAGTTACAATATCTAATATTTTAGTAAGCCATTCTTCACCTTTTTGTTGTTTAAAAATAGCTTCACTTTTAGGTCTTGTGCTAAGAAAATTTACAATATTAGATAAAGTTATTTGTTGTGCTCCTAATTCATGAAGCTTAAAAATAGAACCAAAAATTATTTTATGAAATTGGTCTGGAAAATCTTCATCTGTTAAAGTATATTTATCTGTTAAATCCAACAATGATGGGTCTTTATATACATTTCCGATAACCTACATAATAGCAGTTGTATCGACATATTTTGAACTCATATGTTATCGGACTCCTTACTGTCTAAAAAGGTAAATAATTTTCTTTTCTTTATTTTGCGTTCTGGAGGTGTAATTGTAATTATTATTTCGTTAGGTTTATAATCATCTAGTACTTTATCTTCATTACGTTGCTGAGCAAGCCATAAATCATAATAATATTGATACGCTTCAGAATATATCCAAGGTACAATTCCTAAACTACCATGAGCTTTATCTATGCTATTGCCCTTTACTTCATAGAAATAAATTAAAGAACGCATAATACCAGAATAAGTAAAATTATTGTCTTTTTTAAATTTTTCAATTTGTTTCTTATTTTTTGAGGAAATTTCATCAGTATTAAATAGCTATTTTATATATTCCTCAAGCTTTTCTTTATCTTGTTCTTCTTCTGTTTTTTCTTTTTCGTGTTTTTCTGCACATGATTTGTGAGCATAGCGTCTTGCTGTGGCCATCACGAAAGGTTCCTTATTAGTATCAAATTGTTCTCCGCAGAAGAAGCACTTTACAATGTGTTTAGCCATCTTCTCACTCCTCATATATATTATATCAAAAATTAAAGGAATGAGCAAGTATTAACTTACTCATTCCTTTTAAACAAATTACTTCAATTCTTCCTTCATTTCTGAAACAATTAAATAAACAAATTCTGCTTGATCAATTGTAGTATCAGAAATCTTCTTACCTTTACCAAGATATTTTTCAACAATTGAAACGATTCTTGGCCCATAATACTCCGGATTCTTTTGCATTAATGGAGTAATAAATTCTTGGAATTCTTCCATTAACGCATCATAATCATATTCCGGAGCTTGTATAGCAGTAACTCTTTCATCTGTTACATATTTATTGTCATTTTCCTTAGCTTCTTTATCAATTGCCGCATTTAAAGCTTTTACAAGTTCATTATAATCTAATGGAATTTCTGCGGCCATATATTTAAAACGACAACCACAATCAATACTATTATCCAATGAACGCATTACAAGACTGCGCTCACCAGTAGCTTCATTGAATCTAGCATAAGCAAAAATGTCCGCCATATCTTTAGCGATATTACAGATAGATCTTTGAGCGGTAGGAACTACTTGATTATATTCTACTCCATCTTTGCGCTTAAAAGTCTTATCCTGATCGTGAGAAATAAAGATTAGAGCATAACCAAGTTGGGTAATAGTACGAAAAGTTTCTTCAAATTCCTTTTTGTATTTCGCCCATCCGTTATTAGTCCAACCCCCATCGCCGATATTTTCAATACCTAACTGACCACAAATATACTTTTCGCAGAGAGAGCCAGCAACGTCAATAGTATCTATAATAATTGACTTATAAACTTCCTTGACTTCTGGTTTTTTTAATTCTCTAACGACTTCTTTAAGCTCTCCCCAACGAGTAATGTCTTGCACATACACTCCAGGCAGAGCATTATAACCACGCTCAAAAGCAAGAATCAAAGCGCCAGGGAACTTTGAACATAAGGTTGTTTTGCCTACTTTAGCCGCTCCGTACAAGAAAGTAATATAGCCGCTAAGGTCCCTGGAGACCTTATTAGGCTAAATCGCAAGCAAATTAATAGCCATATGGATTCCTCCTTAACTATTAAAAGTTAAATACACCGTTACTACTCTTAGGAGCCTCGGTAGTTGCCTCACCACGAGAGGCAAGATAAGCTTCTCTACGAGACTTAATAGTGGCAAGATAAGTTTCTCTATCAGCCATACCCTTTACAAGAGCAGCTTCAGACATATCGTCATCTTCTCCACCGAAAGTATAAGTCTCCTTTGCCGCACCGGTAATCAGCCACTCGCGACGAGTAGAGGGCACAGTCCGCACACTCGCATCACCAAACGCAGACTCTTCAGTATAAGTTCTTACAACAGTTTGAGAAATCTGCTTGCCCCAAAGCTTGGTAAATACCGGATGCTTAGAAGTGGCTTCAAGGCTTTCAAAATAATCCATTGCTCCTGGATTAGTAGCAACAAAATCTACAGGAAGAACGCCATTACGGAAATCAAAAACACAACCACGAACGGTTACACGCTCAGGGATATTTCTTTCCTCATTTGCTTCACTTCTAGTTACATTAGTAATAATCATATCGACAGTAAAGGTATTACGTTCAGATTCATTTTCATTAAGTGCATCAATTACATGAATGAATCCGCCTTCATTACGCTTGGTAGAAACAAGCTCTTCAACGCCAGAACGATTAGTATACCAATCATTAAGACCAATAGAAGAATCAATTCTAACCTTATTAGCCATTTCCTTACCATGAGACATTACAGTCTTATATCTACCGTCAATAATGCCCTTAAGAACATCATAAGTGTTATTTGGATTACCCTTACCAGTAGTAGAGGTTACATAAGTATAATGCACAGACACAATATTAGTGATTGCATTATCAGTTGCAATATCAAGAGTACCAGTAATGTATTCAGTGCCAGGATGCTTGGAATTATCTCCAGTTACACGATTTTCAAGCTTATGTTCATAAATATAACCTTCTATATGAGTCTAATTAATAGTCTTACGCATTATTATTTTTCTCCTTAATTTTCAATTTTATATTCTTTTCCTTTTTCAGTCAATGTATAAAAAATTGGATCTTTTCCAAGCTTATCAACATATCCATCAGTTACAAGCTTTCTACAACTACCAGAAACGCTGCGTGAAGAGAGTCCAATAGCATCAGCAATATCCTTCGACTTCCATGTTTCAATATCCATATGTTCCTTTAAAAATTTAAAAACCAACATACCATTTTCTGTAAATGCTGGTTTTTCAGTATTTTTTTCAGCGGTAAAAGCGTTCCAATAATCCATCACATCACTAGGAATATCACCCTTCTCAAATAAAGGGCTGACATAATCAATAAAAGCCTGTTTCTTAGACATAATATCTATATCCTTTCTCATTTTCTATAAATATTATATCATTTATTTTTAATTGGGTCAAGTTCATCTATAAAAATTAAGTCTTGTGCATAGGGTAAAGACCTTGCAAAATTAATAAAACTATCTGACCATTCAGTTAATTTATGGAATCTGCGTTGACTTTTTGAGCAAATGCTAAGTAAAGTCTCATAATTACAAGTCCAAGTACGTTTCTACAACCAACCTTCTGGAAGCCAACGTATTAATTCCTTCCAATAACGCTTATCTTTTGTTTCATTGTATTTTCGTCTTAACCATTCACAATATTTAATTATAAATTCTGTTGCTCCCATGCCAATCCATTCTTTTTCTACTGTTGGATCAAAATCATCAGTTTCAAAACAGTCAAGAGTAATTGGAGTAGAAGCTAGTTTATGCATCTTTGATGTAGAGTTAGCGACCGTAGCTACTTTGTAAGTATCGGCCTCAGCCCACCAGTACTGCGGACCGGTAATGTCTACACTTACGAAGATTTGACGCAAGAATTTACGATGCTCTGGACCAGATCGAATAAGTGTTTGCGCAAGCCGCATATCTTTTGGGCCAATAAGAGCTAATTCTTTAACAGTATTATTACCAATCTATAAAGTGCCATTCTTTTTTAGCCACTAAACCCTATCCTCATATTTTTTATCAACTTCAAGAGTAGATTCTATTGGGAAACCTGGACATTCTTCTAAAATCCATTTAGTAGCGATTTCATCATAAAACAATTGAGAATCGGTTAAACCAAAATAACTATCACTTAAATGCCAAGAATTTTTTGGATTACGCATACCCATAAAGGCATGTTTAAAATTATACACCTAAATATTTTCAAATTTCATATTTTAATAAGAGTCCTTTGTAATAGAACGTATATTACTAGTAGAATCATTACAAGTAGTTGTATGATCAGGGTCTCCAGAACAAGAGACTGTGGTCACCCAACGAAGAGGATTATTTAGAGGGGTAGTAGTGGTATAATTTGGAGTAGTATATGTCCAAGTTCCACTATTTGCGCGATAACCATCCCAATAAGCTTCGTCAAGTAGCTTTTGAAGTTCTTCTTTAGTAATTTCAATTTTATTATTTTTATTGACTGTAAATACTTTTATCATTTAGCTACCTCCTTTAGTAACGTTATATCCATAAGTAGCGCTCTAAAAATAATCAATCCAATATTTTTCTTGTTGATTTAATTTGGAAGATACACATTCTTCAAGAATTTCAAAAGTAAAATTTTCTACTCCAGAAGCAATCATAGCTGGATAAAGCTTATTCTATGTTGGTGTATCAGCACCGACTCCGCGTTTTATATGCTAGCGCCAGCGTTCGGATATATTAACCGACTGTCCTATATACACTTTACCATCTAAAATATTAGTAATTTTATAAATTCCAGTATGTTGACCAGGAGTCATTACTCTACCAATTAAATTTTGATAAGGCTTTTCATAATATACTTTGTAAATTACTTTATTAAGAGGTTCTTTATCTCGTAAATAAGGTAATACTTCTCTTAATTTTCTAATTTCTTCAATATCAGCTTCAGATAATTGAAGTCGATAGAAATCTTTCTAATTTGTTTCTTCTTCTGTGCGTTTGCGGTCAGCGATCGCACTAGCTACTATTTGTTTTAGTTCTGTGATCTCAGTATCAAGCTGCCGCAATTCACTTAGTTTTTCTGAGATTTGCTGTTGGAAATCTTCAGATAAATCATTTAAAGTATCTATATATTCCTACTAAGCATCTTCTCTATTTTGTTCAAGTTCATTTGATATATTCTCAATAGCTAAATCAAAAGACTATTCAGCTTTTTCTTTCGCGCTATTATAAATCTAAGTAGCTGCTTTTTTTTGCTATTCAGTTAATAAATCAATACTTTTAATTAATTCTGTTCTTTTGGATTCAAGAATTTCAACCGATGAGTTATATTTATAAATTTCTTCTCTAATCTCTTGTTTTTTATCTTCTAATTCATTAACCGAATTATTTAGACTAGTTATTTTTTGTTTTAAATTAGAACAAATATTATTATATTCTTCTATTTTCTAATTATCTAATTTAATTTTTTGTGATAATCGCCAATGAAGTATTAGATATATAATAATTGCTCCTAAAATAAAACCGATAATCATAGCAATTATCATAAATATCACCTAAAAAAATTGGGGGAGTTTTTACCTCCCCCATCTATCATTAGTCCTCAGCCTTATCTGGATCAAAAGCCATTCCATCATCATTGAGGGTTAGATACTTGACCTTGGAATGAGTACCATCATCAAGCTCAATCTCAGCCTCAACACGAGAACCGAAGCCCTTCTTCTGAATTGCGGAGGTAAAAATACCATCAACGGAACGCTTGCCAAGACCAAGAGCCTCAGCAACCTGAGCAGAGGTCATCTTTGTACCGTGATTTTCCTTCAAGAAATTTAATACCATCTTAGAGTTGTCAGACATAGCCATAATAAATAATCTCCTTTAAAATAAATAAATTATAATTTTTGTAAAAATTTAAAGATACTCTTGAATTAATTCATCCAATTGATCAAGATATTCAATATCAACTTGACTAGTTAATCTCATAATAAATTGTTTAGATTCTTCAACATTGATATTGTTTTGAATGTTATTCTCAGCTTCCGCAATCTTTTTTGCTAGTTGCTTAAGTTCTTTTTTCTTCATAAATATTTTTTCTTCCTTAATTTTTACATACTTATTATACAAAAAATTTTTGTATTAATCAATGTAATCCGTCAGGAATTCATCTTCCGAAAGGATAGGGATTCTTAATTTCTTAGCGGTTACATTTTTTGTGGATGTACTCATATAATCATTGTTTACTAATATATCAACATTTTTAGTAACTGACGAAAGTACAATACCACCATTTTGTTCGATAAGCCTTTGTAATGCTTCTCGATTATGAAAATGTTCAAGTTTACCAGTAATTACTACTCGTTTACCATCTAATTTACCACCGGGAATAGTAATCTTTTTAGGATTTGTGATAGTTAATAGCTTACGAATTTCATCAGCTTGAGTAAAATTAAACTTTTTTATTGCTTCATCTGTAATTATACCAAAATCTTCTAATTTTGTAAAATCAAAATTATTTTTAGTTGCGTCACGAAAATCTTCCCAGGTTTCAAAATGTTCCGCTAAAGTTCTAGCCATTGCAGTTCCTACAAGGGGAATTCCAACAGCACCAATGAACTTCTCTAAAGTAGTATCTTTTGTTGATTCAATTGCGGTTAATATTTTATTTACAGATTTTTCACCAAAACCGGACAGCTGTTTCCATTCATCAGCATGATTAGTTAAAAAGTAAACATCTTTAATACTTTTAACCCAACCCCAACTAATAAGTTTATCAAAAGTAGCTTTTGACAAACCTTTTGCTTCTAATCCTTTTTTGCCAAAGAAATGCTCTATTTGATTTATTAATTTACCACCGCAAGACGGATTAGGACAAAATAAATCAACAGAATTAGTATCCGAAACTTTAGTGGTTACAGGCTTGCCGCAAATAGGGCATACTGTTGGAATTTTAATAATTGGGAACTGCTCATAATATGACTCATTCTGTGGTTCAATCTTTTCAGCACTAACTACTTGTGGAATAATCATATTACTTTTTTCTACCATTATAGGTTGACCTTTATGCGGTTTTGGGCCAAGAAGCTCCTCCATGACACTAAGATTATGCAAATTAGCTCGACTAACAGTACTACCATCAATATCTACCGGTTCAAAAGTAGCAATAGGTGTAAGTACACCAGTTCTACCCATGCTCCATTTTATATCCTTTAAAGTGCTTTTATAAATTTCATCATAAAATTTATAGGCCATTGCATTGCGAGCATGATGAATAGTTTCTCCTAATGATTTGCCATAAGAGACGCTTTCAAATTTAAAAACTACTCCATCTATTGGATAACCCTGAGCAAGACAATAATCTTTAATAGTATTAGCTGCATAAACAACATGGTCTTTTACCCATGGGACAACTAAAAAGCCAAGAGATTTAAGTAATTCTAATCTTTTACTAAATATATCTTCTTCTGGATAGCCAGTTACCATATCCCAGGCTATAAACGAGAGTCTGCGCTTGGCACATTCTTTAGCATCTAAAAGTCTTATAGATCCGGCTGCAAAATTTCGAGGATTTTTATATTCTCTAGAAAAGAATTTAAAATTCTCTTTTAAACAAACAACTTCTCCATCTACTACCAATTCATCTTTATATGAAATAGTTTTAGGAATAGATGGAATAACTTGCGCATTATGAGTTATATCTTCACCAATTAAACTATTGCCACGAGTTTCCGCAGAAACTAATTCACCGTTTAAGTATCTAAGTGAACAAGTTAGTCCATCTAATTTCCCCATAACAAGAAAATCAGTTTTATCAAACATAACACTAATTTCATGTAAATCTTTAGTTTTTGCTAAAGATAACATTTTATGATTATGTTCAACTTTTTTTAAGTTATTTACAACTTGATAATTAACAGCTTGAGTTGGAGAATCTGGATATACTAATCCAGATTCTTTTTCCATTTTCTCAAGTTCAAAATAAAGATCGTCCCATTCTTTATCAGTAATTTTTGGCTTACCAATATCATATAAGTATGTATAATAATTTAATTTATCAATTAATTCTCTCATACTTTACTAACTCCAATAACTTTATTACCTTTTATAATTTGATTACCCATTGCAAGACGACTTCCTATTGGAATATCTTCTGCTTTAACGCATATACTATTTTTATTACCAACAACAAGAATAGTATCTCCATCAGATATTAAAACAGCTGCTGCGGTTTCTTCTTTACTATAAACTAATCCTTTACCACCACGACCTTGTACTGGGATGTCTTTTATTGCAAATTTCTTTGCAGTACCGGTCGAAGTGAAAACCGCAAGTGAATCGTTTAAGTCTCTAATAGGAAGAGACAATACTACTTCATCATTTTCGTTTAAAGTAATACCTCTTACTCCCATTGTAACTCTTCCTCCAGCTGGGACATCTGAGGACTTTATCTTTATTCCATAGCCATTTTTTGTAAGAATAATAATTGGTTCATCTTTTATTAAATAAACAGAAGCTAAACTATCATTATCTTTTAATTTAATGGCCATTAAACCAGATTTCTTTTTTGTTTTTATATATTCATCAAGACTAGTTTTCTTTATAACACCTTGTTTTGTTACAAAAACAACATATTTAGCATCAGTATCTCTATAAATGGAATAAATAACTTGTGCTTCTTCATTTGATTCCATTTTAACAAGAGAATCAATAGGATAACCTCTTGATTGATTTGTTCCTTCTGGAATTTCATCTACTAATAAACGATACATATTACCTTTATTGGTAAAAATCATCAGATAATCAAGTGTATTTGTTCTAATAATCATAGAAGTTATCGCTTCTTGATTTTTTACTCCTTTACCATTACGTTTTTGCGGAGTAAAGTTTTTGGTTGAAATACGTTTTATAGTATTACCTTCAGTCAATACTACAATACAATTTTCAGCAACGATGTCTTGAAGTTCGGTATCTTCTTCTATTAACTTTACTACTTGAGTACGACGATCATCACCAAACTTTTTACTAACTTCTTGCCAACCATTAATTAGTTCTTGATTGAATTTATTTTCATCTTTTAAAATAGATTCGATTCTATTTTTTTCTTTTTCCAACTGTTTTTGCTCATTTTCAAGCTTTTCAACTTCCAAATGAGCTAATCTACTAAGTTTCATATCAAGTACAGCTTTAGCTTGCTCAGCATCAAGAAGAAACTTTTCTTGAAGAGCTATACTTGCGGTTGCTGGAGAGCTAGAAGATTTAATAGTATGAATTACTTCATCAATTGAAGCCATACAAATCAATAGTCCAGCAATAATATGTAATCTATGATTAATTTTATTTAAATCATACTCAAAGCCTTTACGATATACAATTTTCTCATGGTCA